ACTCTTGATGTTTCAGGATAATATTCTTTATATAAATTTACCGCAGGATCTTCGCCATCTGTAATTCCTGCTGCTTTTCTAGCTTCTTCAATTCTATCTTCAAATGCTCTACGAGTTCTAAAATCTTTTAATGCACCTGCTCCAATATGTAATCCTCCTCCAATAATAGAACCAAATGTAACATTTAAAAAACTATCCATTAATCCATAATCAGCTTGTTCTGCTGTCGCTGCTGTTAATACTATTGGTTCAACTGCTGCAGCACCGACTGCTCCTTCAACAACACCTCTTATACCTCTTGCTTTTGTTAATCCTTGTCGTGCAACTAAAGATGCAAATCTAGCTTCACCAACTACAGGTATAAATGCTGATGCTATATTAATAGGATCTGCAAGACTAACAGCTAATGAAGTACCAAGTTTTGCACCACCAGTATAAAAACCAGAATTAAAAGGATTAAAAGAACCTTCTGGACCACGAGCAATAATACTTTGTCTTTCTCTTTCTAAAACTTTTCTATTAACTAAAATATCAACTGTGGATTGTTTTTCGTCTTGATCAAAAAATAAATCTAAATTGGAATATTTTTTATTTAATTCATCTCTTGATATTAATGGTTCATTAGTATCTTCATTTCTGTTTGCTTCTAATTCAAAAAAACGAATAGCAGATGGTAATGGATTAAAGTTCCAAGCATCTTCTGCAACTGCACCTAATGTTTCACCTAATGTTGATTTATATAAATCATATCCATTGGTTTTGACATTTTCATTAACATCTAAACCAAAGCTAATGTTAGCCATATTATCTACTAAATAAAGTTATTAATGGTTCACTCTTTAATGTTTTTTTTCTTTGATCTGCTGTGATTTTTTTAAAATCAATAGTTTCATTTGTTGTTGGTAATTTAAAAGAAGAATCATCAAAATTCATTTTAATTAATTCTCCTTTTTTATTTTCAATTAAACCAATAGATCCATCAGATAATGTTACAGCTAATACAATACCATTTCCATCCGCTGTATTTACCCACATACCATTTTTTTGTATTTGAACTTTTATTGCTTTATTTAATTCATCATTAGTAATTTTTTCATTACTTGATCCAAAAGATGCAATATCTAATTTATCAATATAAAATTCTTTTATTGTATTTGCTTTTCTTTCAATGTGCTGTCTTTGTGAATCAGAAAGACGTTGATTGTTATAAATTTTAGGAATGAAATAAGTATCTTTTATATCAAAGTTTTGAGTAATATATCCTGTTGCTTCTGTAACAGCTTTTGATGGATCTTTACCTGCAAAGATTTTATTAGCAGCAATATAAGTAATAACTTCTTGTATATCAGATATTTCTTTTAATGCTTTTTCTGTATTAAATGGATTTGATTTTACTATGACTTGTTGAAAACTAGATAATTCTGTAGCAACATTTTTTCTTAATTCATCTTTACTAATTTTATCACTATCTTTTAAAAATTGATCTAATCTTTTTCTTTCTTCTTTACTATCAACACTTGTTGCTTGAATTGCAAAGTTTTGATCATTAAAATAAGAAACAAGTTTAGCAGTAATTGGTAATTCGTTTTCACTTAACTGAGTTAATAATCTTCCATAATTATCTCCATATTGATTTTCTAAAGATTGAAGATAAGCAATTTTTTCTTGTGGTTTTCTACTATTGTAATCCTGAACTATTGTAACAGCATTTGCTTTTGGAAGAACTTTTATATTATCTGAATAAATACCAATGCTTTCTTGTGCATCAACAACACTAGCAACATATTTTTTAAATTTTCTATCTTTAATTGTTGGATCTTGTTCTTGTTGATAATCATTAAAATTATTTTTAACAACAGGATTATATCCTATAACTAAACTAGCTGGATCTTCTTTAGCTAATTTTGCTTTTTGACTAGCAGTATTAACTAAATCTTGTTTTAATTTTAAATCAAATGCAGCAGATTCTGGTCTAATTTCAAAAGATTCAATAATTTTAGTTTCATCACCAAGTTTAGAGTTATAAATTTGTTTTTTAAAATCTTTTGTTTTTATAATACCTGTTTCTTTTTCAACAAAATCTGAATAATATTGATTACCCATAATATCCTTAACAGCTTTTTTATCAATTTGTATTGGATTATCTGTTTCAAGAGCTGCTAAATAATTAACAGCATTATCTTTAATAACTGGTTTAGCATCAGAAATAGCTTCTGCTTCTAATCTTAATCTATCTTCACCAATAATATCTGGATAATTATTTATATCTTTAATTCTTTGTGCTGTTTCTACTGGATTAGAAGTTAAATCTCTTTTAAATTCTAATTTTTGAACTGTGCTAGGTATGTTTCTTACTTTTTTAAAATAAGTATCATTATCAATAATTAAATCATTTCTTTGAGATTGATAAAGAACACCAAGATCAGAATATAAAGTTTCTTTTTGAAGTTGATTATCAGAATATAATCCATTAGTAATCATTCTCTTTTCTTTTAATTCATCTTGATTAATTCTATCTTGAATTAAATTTTCTCTGTTTTTAGAAAGAATAGTAGATAAATATTTTTTTTCTTCTGTTAAATAATTATTAAGAAATAAATTTTTAATAGAACTACTTGGTGCTTCATCAGCATATTTATCTCTAATTATTTTAGATTGTTGTAAAAATATATCTGTTGATGTAATTGGATCACTATACTTTTCCATTCTTGATCTTAATTCTTCAATTTCTATTGCAGCTTTATTCTCAAGTTCTAATGCTTTAGTTTTATCAACTACAGCTTGTTCTTTTACATAATAATCATTTAATGATTTTATTACTGGTTCAAATGCTGCAACTGTGCTTCCAGCACCAGAAACAGGAACTTGAAAAGAAGTTTTAATACTTGCAGATTCTGCAGTAGGAACTCCTTGAGCTGTAAATGTAGGAATCTTTGGCATTAAAATGATCCTTCTGATCCAGTTAATCTAGTATTAATAGGTGTGTATGTTGGTATAGGTGAAAAGATATTACTAGCACTTGATAATAAACTTGTACCAGCTCCAGATTGAGCAAATGTAGTTGCACCTCTAAATAAAGTTCCCATTGCTGCCATTCTTCCAGTTTGTCTAGCAACATCTCCTTGTATTCTGTAAAAGTTAGCTTCTTCAAACTTTCTTGCTTTTGCTACATCACCTTCGTAAGTTATAACATCTCTTTGTATTTCTGCTTCTTCAGCATTTTTCATTGCAATTCTTAATGCAGTTCCTGTTCCTTGTGTTACTCCAGCTTTAGCAGTTGATACTTCTGTTTTACCAACAAATCTATCGTAGTCTTTATCAAATTGACCAAGTTTAAATTCTGTTTGTTTATCTATTGCACCAGCTTCTTGTTCAGCTATTTGTGCATTTCTATTTTGTATAGATTGATTATATTTACCAATAGCATTTTGTTGTCGTGCTTGTACTATTGAAGTTCCTAAAACAATATATGGTATTGCCTGTGCCATTAGTAAATCCTCGCAAATCGGTAATGATCTGTGTCATCAAAACCATAGTTCTTCATTAAACCTTCATTAGTAAATCCTAACCACTTAGCAAATCTAATTCCAATTCCAAAGTCAGCTCTTACTGCTGTTTGTAATCTTTTAATATTATTAGATGTTGCAAGATAATCTATGTTTTGCTTTACAGCTTTTGCAATAGTAATTGGATAATTCCAAACTTCTTGTTTACCAATAAACCAACCTTCAGCAACATTATTCCATATTCTTTTCATACCTGCTGCAGCGATTACTTCATCATTAATTAATCCTGTAAATGCTAAATGCTCTTGTTCTAAATCCATACATTCTTTATTGGTATCATTAATAATAAACTGTGCATCTTTTTGTGTGAGCATGTGGTTCATCTGTGATTGCATTATTATTTTACCATGATTTTGTTTATAAGGAATTATAATTAGTTTATTAGCCATCATTTGTAACCAATTCTGGATATAACGATAAAACTGTTAAAGGTAAAGGTTGAGTTTGACGAACATAGATATATCCATCTGTTTCGTAATTGCCTCTAAACTCTACTTCCTTATCCCCAGTATATACAGGAATAGCTGTATCCATTAATTGTGCTGAGGATCTAAATGGAATAGTTTCCATATTAGATAAGTTTGGTCCAACCTCTACACCAATAGACTCATAAAGTCTAACTGTAATATTATAAATTCGTTTTGTTTTAGCTTGTGATGTTCCATTTTGAGATCCAGCATCTATTCTCATAGTTTGCAATATGGATGTGTAAGGTAAACCAACTTTAACTTTAGTAGATGATCTTGCTAAAGTTATAGATCCACCAGATACAGTTCTATCAGGATGCGTTGAACCATTTGCAAGAACAGATACAGTTTGTCCCTCAAGATGATCTAAACCAGTAATAGTAGTCGTTGCAGAACCAGAATAAGCAAGTTGTGAATCTAAGAAATTAAATGTTGTGTTATCTGTTTCTGTAAAATCAAATTGATTAATGTATTCTACATAACGTCTTGTAACACCATTGATGGTACGTTTAATAATAACCCATGTTTGATATTCTTTGTCATTAGTTGGAATCGTTGCAACGCTTTCGCATACAGCATTACCTGTACTAAATGAACCACCAAATATATGTCTATGCCAAGCAACAACTTGTTGTTCTCTTTGATAAGTTAAACCAGCTAATTGACCATCTTCTCTTACAGCCCAGATTATTTGATTAGGTTCTTGTTGATATGACATTTCATTAAAACCAGTTTCAGAAATATGTTCAGCTAAGATTGTCATGTCAGGTGCTACATAACCATCCACATCAAAGTTATAAGCTAGTTCTCTAATCTTTCTTTTAGCACGTTGTAAAAACAAAGTTACGTTTCCAACTGGTATTGCATCTGTATTTGCACAGCCATGGTTAGATTGTTTTTTAATTAATATATTTGTTGGAGTAATAGGATCATCTGTACCACCCCCTGATACTGAAAACTCACCACCTACTGTTCCTACAATTAAAGTTCTTGTTGCAGATAAAAATCTAATTGCATTAACTTGGTTAGAAGCGATTGTATAAATAATTGCATCATCATCTGCAATCGTTCCACCTCTATTCTCGTGCATGTTTTCATAATCACCAGATTTAGAAAAATATAAAGTTTGTGGTTGTGCTTCTGTTCCTGCAAATACTAATCGTTGTTCATAAAAAGATACACAAGAAGGATAACCAGTGGTATCTGAGAAAGCTCCTAATGCCCAGTCAGTAGTAGTAGATGAGGAACCCATATCTTTTATAACTGTTACTGTTGCAACTGTTGTGCTAGTAATTGCTGTGATTTCTCCATAACCATCTCTAAAAGTAAAAAGTCTACCAACATCAGTGGATTGAAAACCTGTGTCATTATTTATTCCTGTTACAGCAGATGCTGTTAATGTTCTGCCAGTACCAACTGTATGTGTAGACATACCAAATGTTGTGGTTGTAATATTATCATCTAAGTATGGTCCATCAGTAAAATCTACTTCTGTAATAGTCCAAGAAGTATGTCCAGTTCTTGATAATTTTTTAACTGAATAATCAGGATGACATAAATACATTACATCTGCTGATTGAGCATATTTAATTTGAAATAGATCTGCAGTTAAATAAGTTGTGGTTAATGTATAAACTCTGTTTGCTACACCACCAGAACTATAAGTTGTGTAAGAAGATGTATTAACATTGTTGCCATCTATATCTTGTAATTCAAATGTATTAGCTGCAACATTTGCTACTTTAAATCTTTTACCATTTACTTGTGTCATTCCTACAACACCAGAAATAACAACAGTATCTCCATTAGAAAAACCATGAGCTGTAGATGTAACAACACCAGGATTTGCTTTTGTAATTCCTGTGATTGTTTTATTAGATTCTAGTATTGCACCACTATCTTTATAAAAACGAATGTATTGATTACCAAATTCTAAAATGTAAGTTTGTTCAGTTGAAAATTCAAAAGGAATTAATCTTGTTTTAGCTGAAGATGTTTTTACTTCTGCTACAAATGATGTACCTGGTCTTCTTGCTGAAGAACCATGAGGATACACAACCATGTTCTGTAAAGTTTTGCAACCAGATGAATATTTAGCTAAATCATTTCTACCATCTAGTCGTGGTGATAATTCACCACCAGTAAAGTTTGTTAATTGTACCGCAACTCTAGCCATGGTTATTAAAACCTAGAGTTGATAAATGTATTTGAATCTATAACAGATGATGATCCTGCTTCTGGATCTGTATTATATCCTTCAGTGGAATCTACAAATCTAGCATCTTTTAATTTCTCTTGGTAAAGCTGATACATTTGTTGAGCAACAGGATTAGATGATGTAACTGCATAAGCAATGTCAGCAGCTAAAGCAGCAGATAAAACTTCTCTTAGTAATTCATCATATTCATTAGGATCTGTAATTCTTGAGATATATAATATCTTCATTGTAGAACTATTAGATAATATCTTTCTACCCTCTACTAAATGATCAGATTCATAATCAAATATTCTAAGTAGTCTTAAGCAATCTGCAGGTAGTGTAAATTGTTTTGTAAATCCCCAAGCTGGAGCTTCTGTATCTGCTGGTAGTTGTAATCTTTTTTGTAAGCAGTTCCAAGGATGATGTCTAAATACTGCATCTCTTACATTCTCATATCTAGCATTGCAAAGCCTAGCGTTCTTAGAATCTTCTGTAAGTGTTAAGATTGTAGATGCACCTAATTGATTTAAAGCACCATTACATATTTGAACAATTGAAGCCATACTAGTCTTTCTTTATAATATATTTGCGTCTTAATTGTCTAGGTTTAACCAAAGCAAATATTTCTGCTTCTGTTAGTTCTAGATCTTTATCAAAACCATGATGTGCAGTTGATGTATGTTTAAATCTATCAACTAGAACATAACGATAGATATAATCTTTATTTTGTAAATGTAAAATGGTTTTTATTTCGTTGGTTTTTTTCATGATGGATAGTGGGGATTTTTAGTCCCCACTATTTAAAGTAGTATTATTCTACTGTGTAGTAAACCCAACTGAATATAGTACCAGAAGCAGTTGCACCGCCTGTAGTAATTTTAATATCAGTTGAAGCTGTAGTTCTGTATCCAATACCAGTAACTGCAGTTGTTGCAGCTCCTGTAGATGAACCACTTGACATAGATTGACTTTGTCCAGCTACGTTCCAAGTTCCAACAACAGATAAATATCTGTCATCATCACCTGAATCGCCAACTTTTAAAGTAACGCCTGCTCCTAACGCATCACACTTGATGATAACGTCATGGATAGTTGCGTTAGCAGGAATCCTTGCAATAGTAATATCATCACCACTTGCAACAGAAACTGCTTCGTATGTGTCATAGAACACTCTCAGTTTTCCACCAACTTCCTCAGAAGATGATAGAACAACAGGAGTAGCATCTAGGTTTGTTATATTTACGCCTTTTACGCTTGCCATATTTTTATTCTCCTATTGTTAAGATTATTCGTCACACGCAATTTGTACAACTTTTTCTTCTTCCATTCTTGTTGCACCAATGCTCATAGCGTAATAAACTTGAGTGCTGTACGATTTGTCAGCTCTCTCGTCAATTCTAGCTATAACATCTTGACCAATCGCTAATTTAATAGCGTCTTGTGTAAATGCGTATGCAAGTCTGTCGTCAGTGTTAGTTGCATCAAATGACAATCTATTGCTAACAATAAATTTAAAACCTAAGAAAGAGTCTACTTGACCCTGTGCTAGAGCTTTAACTGTATTGAAATCACTAGATGTAACTTGTGTTGTTCCTAATAGATCAGAGATTTGTTTTGGTCCACATACAAAGTATCTTTGTATAGATGGATCAACATCTGCTGCATCTAATAGTCTTTTTGCTTCTAAAAGTTTAGCTATAGTTAAACCATCAGTTTGTGATGCACTGTATGGTTTTTGACTAGCAGGTAAAGATACAGAAGTAGATCCTGTTTCACCAGAATATGCTGTACCACCTAAAGCTGTGATAATTACATCATCCATAGCTCTTCCCATAGCAGCAGCCGCAGCTTTTGCATAAGAAGAAGTTGGATCAATTAATAATCTAACTTTGTCTGCATTGTCTATTAGATCTGCCCACTCGTAGTCTGCAAGACTTACTCTTCTTCTAGAGTGTGGAGTATCTAATTGTG